CCTGTGAAGCGTCTGATGGGACGATAATATCGTCTCCATAGACGCGGACATAGCGCAATGCACTCATCCAATCACTAGGCTTCAGGCCCCTAGCTGTAAGCAGAGCAAACAGCGAGAGGGTTAGGAAGACAAGCGACTGGACTGGAAAAGTGCACGAGCTTCCTGCTGGCGCGAACTTCCGAAACTTATGATATGAGTCGCCAAGGCGATAGTATCTAGATCGGCACGCGTGGAGTGCATCAAGGAGGGAAGTATCACTACTACCTCCAAATATGTACTCGACTAGTCTTGTGGATATACGGTCACTAGCCGACGATAAGTCTATCGTGGCATAGTCACCGCGTACTGAGGCATGAAGGGCCTTCTCTTGCGAAAGAGACTGATCCTTAATGTTGACAGATATCCCAAGTACCGAAGATTGCATCCTCTCAATAAGGAAGCGCTCGACGGCACCCTGCATCCAAACATGGGCAATTGGTTCCTTGCAAATAATGCGAGGACCCTTTTGCGTTTTTGGAACGCACAGGACTACAGATGGGAACTCACGTTCTTCTGGCTCGGTTCCACCAAAATGGCGGAAATACCCGAGATCAGGAGAAGCGTGATAATCCCAAGGAAAGAAGCTCTGGAGCTTACGAGGCCAGTACTTGAAATCATATTTCAAGCCAGCACCTTCGTCGGCCCACGCGCCAGGTCCATGCTTTGGCCTAGCCTCCCACGGGTCGAAGGTTCCGATCGTTGATCGAACCCTATCAGAGAGATCTCTGAAAGCGTCCCAGTCGAAGGCACCATCCTCAGTGTCGCTAAGAAAACTTAGTTGATCACTAGTCGAACGAGTTCCCCAAAGTGGGTGACCTGTTCGTCTGACCCAGTGAGGATCGTCAAGATCCCAAGTGTCAGGATGATGATCCGGTAATCTTGAATCAACTTCAAGAAAATCGGTGAGAGCGGTTTCCTTCCGTTTCTCATCGCAGTCAATCTCCACCTTCTTCGCCATCAGTAACCACTGACGAACGAAGGCGATGGCATTGACATCCGGGTCAGGCAAAAGCATACCATCTTCGGAGAAGATTAGGGACTGAAGCCCCCACAGATAGTGGGGACGAAAGTCCGAGACTGACTTGCGTCCATAGCCTCTAGGCCTGGACATTGAGGTCAAGTCAGCAATGCTCTCCGAGCAGAGGGACTTCTGAAAGAAGTCACACATGGCGCCGTGGGTTATCGTAATGAACGATAAACCCTCGGTGTCAAGCGCTCGGTGGAGGCGACCTAAGTCACGATCCACTTCCTCTTGGATGGTTGGGTACTGGAGTGTGATGTCCTTAGCAAGGGCACCATACAAACCAGAGAACATTTGGATGTAGCTTTTCACTTCAACACCTTTCGTGTTTGAGGTCTACAGCTGCAGGCGAATACCTACAGGTAGGAGGAGAGTATTAAGACTCCCCACCTACAAGTGCATCTGAGATAGATGCTACGAGCACACCCAGACCGTCAGACAAGTCTGCCAGTTTGGCCGGGTCGCTACCAATAACGCCGCGAAGCGTAGTAGACGCAGTAAGCGTCTTCTCCGTCGTGGTGGTGGTAGCGTATGTGACATGTTCAATGACGACATTGTGTACGTCATAGGACAGGCCGCTACTCTTCTGAGAAGAGTTGCGAATCTTCAGGGTAAACCGCTCAGTTGCTGTCAAAAGACGGTATTCTGAGCCGTAATTGTCCTGGTTCACGCGGGTAAGCGTTTTAGCAGACCCACCGATAGTGATCGTAAGAGTATTAGCAAGCATATGTTCTCTCCTGGTTGCTAGCGCGATCTAAGGATCGCAAGCGAACCAAGGATCGACAGTTGTCTGCCACTAAGGTGTGGCATACGAGGTATTGGTCCAGTAGGGTATGCTACATTACGAGCTTTAGACTCGTGAAGTAACGTAACACCAGAGAGCGTCTGAGTATTCTTATACTCATCCGTCCTCTGGCGTTGGCCATGTTTGAGAGTAGCGCTATGTTTTAT